GAGAACGAACTTCCTGGTCGATGCTGAAGAATTCATGAACATGTTCCCATGTTCGTGAATCGTCGCAAGCCACCTTTACCTTCTTAGCTGCATAATGCAGCTGACGAATGTATCGGACTGCTTGGACGTCAACGTCGGCCCTAAGCGCACCGAAATCGTCGAAGACGCGACGGTATAGCCCCTTGAATAGTCTAGGGATTACACCGCCCTTGCGGTAAGGCCGGAATCCGGCCACCCCGCTACGGGTTAGGCGTCCCTCAGAAAGACACATATCGAAGTGTTTTCCTGAGTCGGGGAGGTCAATCATTAACCATGATAGACCTCTCGTATCGACGAGTGAGAGCAAGCGAGAAGCATCCCGCTCACAATCACGTCGGAGAGTGGGATCGTACTCCGCAATGCTAGACAGCAAAGCGTTGTATAGTCCCTGTAGGTAGCTGACGTAGCTTTGCATGTAGGACTCCTACAGTTAGGGGTTTACTACATCTACGGCTACGTTCACCCTTCTCCTGGAACTGTGAACCTTAGGGCGTCAGAGACGCCTTACGATTCCCAGCCCAGCAACTTGGCGGCAATCCCACCAGCCTTTACCATGTAAAAGCTGAGGGCTTCCGACAGGTCGATGATGTCCGCGGAGACACCGTTAGGATCCGTACGGATCGTAAAGATGGTCTCGGTGAGACTACCAAGCGGAATAGTCGTCGTAGGCTTGACGAACCGCGAGAACGTCACAGTGTGACGGTCGAACGGCTGCGTACCAGCTTTGACGTTATCCCGACTGTGCCGGACTTTCGCCCGGTACGTAACGAGTCCTTCGTCGAGGAAATACTCGGCGCCGTACCCGTCTTGGTTAATCAGCGGCAACGTCTTGACAGTTCCACCGGAACCGTCGAGAGTCACCGTCAGGGTTGAACCTAGCATAGCTATCTACTCCTTGAGTGTGAATGACCCTTCAGCGCGGTAAGCGTTGAAGAGCCAACGCACCAAGGATCGACCATTGACGCCCGTTGAGAAACGGAAGCGTCACCGACAGTGAACCAGATGACTGTGCACGTTCTTTTGTGCGCAGAATCCGGACGCCATCCGACCCGACAATCTCTTTAGTGAGAAGATCGGTTCGAACCCAAGTCTCATAGGTCTCCGTGAGGGTCATAATATTAGAAGGACCCGCAGGAGCCGCAGGGACGTCATTCCGATGAGCTTCTAAGAAGTCATCGAAATTGGCGAACCAGTCGACGAGCC